GCCGCCGCTCCGAGATCGTTTAGAGCACTCTCGATCTGGCGAATCATATCCTCGGTCTGCTTGTACTTGTCATTGAGGACATCGAGCTTTGCGTTCTCTATGTCGTAGGATGCTTGAATAGCATCTCGTGCGATCTTGGCCTGATCGACGATAGCCTTCTGCTGCTCCATCGCCAGCGTAGCAGCGGCGATCTGAGGCTCGAGCGCAGCCATCGCAGCCTTCTCGGCATTGATCCCCGCAACGACTTGCTCGAAGGTTAGCTCCTTTGTGGAGTTTACAAGCTTGTCGATCTCCCGAATCATCGGGTCGAACTGAACGGCCTTCTCGAGATCGAGGATTTCACCCTCACGCCCAAGCCGCGCAAGCTCTGCCTGCATCTGACTAACGGGACTGTTGTTCGCAGTCTGACCCATCGCATCGTATGCAGTCTGCATGGCTGCGATCTCGTTCTGGATCGGACCGAGAACATCTGAACCGGCACCGGCGGCACGGAGGCTGGCCTCCTCCCCACGGAGGACTTCCATTGCACCAGCGAGCTTTGACATATTGTTCTGTACGTCTTCGATGCTCCCGTTAACCTCTTCCCACTTGAGCATCTCAAGGCGTAGTTGATTCTGCGCGTGCTGGTTGGCGAAGATTGCATCTTCCATCGCGCCCATACCCTCGAGAGGTGCATCGGCGTAAGCCTCTAGTGCACTCTTATGAGCCTCGTAGGCATCGGTCAGGTTACTAAGCTTCGTCTCTGCAGCATCGAGCAATGCTTCCTGCTGGTCGAGGTAAGTATTGGCAGCCTTCAGGCTCAATGCCCACTTGTCTACGACAGCCTGCTGGGCATCTACAGCCTTTTGCTGCTGAGCAAGGATCGTGTTGAGAGACTTGAGATCACCAATCAGCGCATCGAATAGCGGGAGTGCCTTCGGAATCTGCTCGGCGACGTTGGCTCGCTCATCGCCCCACTCTCCCCCGGTGAGGCCGGCGATGGCATTCTTGAAGGCCTTAAGATCAGCGGCAGCCTTTCGGAATGCAGAGCCGACGTTAGCAACACTCGCGTACTGTGCTCGAATGACTGCCATGCCCTCGGTGACCTGATCAACCAACGAAGGACTGTGGCGAGCAAAGGGGTTGAGGTAACTGAACCACTCATACACCTTCAGCACTGCACGCTTGACGACCTCGACTACAGCAATCATGGCATCGCGGATACCGACAGGCAAAGCCCAGAATGCGTCGATGGCAGTCTGAACGATGATGTGCCAGATGTCGTCGAGCTTGTCCTTGAAAGCGTACAGCAAGCCAGCGACGAGTGCGATTACATAGGTCCACGGCGAGGCCAGTGCAGCCACAATAACTGGACCAAGCTTGGACAAGATCTTAGTTGTAGCGAGAACTGCATTCCACGTCGCCACTGCAATGACAGGGATGGCTCGCATCGCAGCCGCGAAGAGTGCAGGAATCTTACCGAATCCTACGACCATCAGAGCGTAGAGCCGAGTCATACCTGTGACCATCGCAGCCATCGTCAGCCTCATAGTCCAGGCCATCAGGGCCGGAAGCATGAGGAAGACTCGCTTCAACTTCAGCATCGTCGTGGTGAGTGCAGCAGTCATACCACTGAAGGCAAGGAGTGAAGCAGCGTAAATACGAGCAAACTGTCTTGCAATGAAGGAGGTGATGGTGAGGTAAATGAGATCAATGAATGCAAGAATCTGTGGTCCAGTAGCCATCAAGGCTGCCGACATCGCCATCCACACTCGTACCGAGGCTGCAAAGACCGGAGCGTATGCTCGACGCATAGCTGCAGGAATCTGTACAGTCATGAAGACATACAAGTATGCGATGATCCTCTGGAAGGCGCCACCAGGCGCCATGACTGCAATCCACCATGCTCTCATCATAGGAATCAGAGTTGGTAGAGTTGCCTTCGCACTGGTCCAGATCGCTGTGGACAGCGATACAATTGTAGCCTTTCCGATAGCCCACAGTGCTGCGACCGTTGGCCCGACCACCCCAGCGACGGCTGCATAAACAGCTGTCATCGCTCCCCAAACGATCGGCCCGAGAGCTGCAAACGCCCAGCCGATAGCCTGGACTCCAAGGATTACAAGCTTAAACGGAGCCTTGACAAGCCACAGCATCGCCTTGCCAAGGTTGTAGATTCCCTTACCAACCTCAAAGACGAACCGACCCACGTATGCAAGTAGTGTAGCGAACGAGCCGAGGTACCGAAGGATAGGACCAATGGCCGCCAGAGCAAGCAGCGAGTACATGATGAACTTCTGCATCCCAGGACTGAGTCGCTGGAATGCCTGGAACAACCTGACAATCTGCGCAGTCAGAAGAAGGATTACTGGAATCATCGGCTGGATGACATCTGCCATCGCGTTCTGAAGGATGGTCCAGATCTGCTTCAGCTTCTGCGGGTTACTATCTAGGACTGCATTCAGCTCACGTACACGCTGGTTGAAGTTATCCTGGGCAGACTTGGTAGCCTCAAGTGACTTCTGGTAGTATCCATTGTCATTCGTAATGTCCTGCATGAGAACATCGAAGCGGTTAATCTGCCAGCGGGAAGCGATCGTTGACGAGACCGCTGCCTTCTGTGCGTCGTCAAGTCCCTTGAAGCTCTTGGCGAGAGTCTCGAGCCGCTGGGTACCATTGAGACTCTGCCACGCCATCTCTTTAGTATTGAGACCCATGAGGCCCATAACCTCTGCAGCCTCACCCGTGGGCGAGAGGAGACGCGAGATGATCGTCTTGAGTGCGTTACCAGCATTGGCTGCGGAGCCGGCTGCAGGAGTCAGGGCGGCCATCATCGCAGCAAGGTGTTCCACGTCGATACCGGCGGATCGAGCCACGCCAGCTGCTCGCGAGAATCCCTGAACAAGCCCCTTCATGGAGATACCAGTCTGGTTCTCCGTCATGTTCAAGATGTCAATAGTACGCGAAAGATCCTTGACTGTGAACCCGTACTGAGCCTGGATTGCGATGAGTGCTTCGGTAGCCTCGACCGCTTCCATCTCACCGAGAACCATAGTCTCCATCGTGAGTTCGACAGCCTTAGCGAGCGCGAAACCCGAAGCACCAGCAGCGGCCCAGTCGGCTCCGATGTTGATTGCGTCTGCCTGCGCGATGCCAAACTTACTCGACAGCGCTTCGAATGCCTTACCGAGAGAGTTGATCTCGTTCGTCATTACAGAAGCACTCAGAGAAGTATCGCCATAGACCTTCTTCACACGGGTCATGGCTTTCTCGTTATCGAGAGCGAACTTAGTTGCCGCTGCTCCTGCGAGAAGGATTGGAAGAGTGAAGTTGTACTGGAGCTGACGGCCAGCCCACTGTACTTGGTTTCCCCACTTGGTAAGCCCCCGAGCTCCACTGGCTCCCAGCCCAGCCATCGCCCCGTTGGTGGCTGCGACCTGCTTCCGCAGACCTGCTAGTTCGGCTTCCAGCGCAGCAATGCGCTTCTGTGCACTCGTTGACAGAACGCGAATCTGAATGTTCATCAGAGCGTTCATGCCCGCCGACCCTTCTGAGACCTATAAGTCCGAACAGGGTCTCAAGTACCCGACGATGGCAGATGATACAGGCAAGTACGGGTGCCACGCAAGCATGACACCCGTACCCTTAGCGACGCCGTGGCCTGGATGCTCGACTGCGCTGTTTCGATTGTGCAGCGTTCTTCTTCTGGTCAGCTTCGTTGCGCTTCCGTTCCTCTTCCTCCCAGGCGCCTCGCTCCTGAAAGATGATCTGGAAGCCGTCCAGCAGTGCAGGATCTTGTGCGTAGATGCCGCCCGGTATAGGAAGGTGTGACCACTTCATACTCTCACACAATGAGAACATTCGGATGATCGCGTGAGCTCCTTGTACTGGCTTGCCGCTGACGTAATCCTTTACTTGCTGGACGAACGCTCTTCCCCCGCCTCGCGCTCCACCGCGATGATGCGCAGCTCCTGCAGCTCCTCGATCTGCTTGTCGATCTCCTCGACAGTGGCGTCGGCGAGCAGCCAGGGGTTGAGCTTGCGGATGGCCAGCTCGAGACCCTCGACGATCTTGGGGTTGGCGACCTGGAGGAACTCCTTGAGGTTCCGATCGCTGAACATCATCGAGTCACCCCCCCGCTTGAGGTTCCAGCCGGTGACGCTGGCGATGATCAGCTCGTGACGCTCGACGGCGGGGTCGATCCTGAAGCGAGCGTTGCCGCTGCCCTTCTCCAGAATCATATCACGCTGGGTGACCTTCTGGAACTTCGACTTCTGGCCCTCGTTCATGGCCTGCAGCTCGAAGTAGCTGACACCATCCGGCAGGTAGTACTGCTCGAGCTGCTGGAATCCGAAGTAGTCCTGCTGCTGTCCCGGCTGAACGCTGTCCTCGGTGAAGGTGGAAAGGTCTTCTCGTACCTGAGTATCTTCCATAGCCTGTGACTCTCCTTGTAGTCTAGTTGGCTGTTACAGGGGCAATGCCACGCCCCACCCGGCGCAGGGGAGAAAGCCGAATGGGGCGAGACACTTGAACCGAGGTCACGCGATGGTGGCCTTGGCAGTCTTGATGACGCAAGTCATGATGGGAGTTGCAGCTGCCGGGCGCAGTGCCTGACCCTCGATGTCGCTCTCGATGATGTCGTCGCCACTGGCTTCGAGGCTGTACGGCGTGAGGGCGAACTTCGGGATCGTGATGACGAGCTGGTACTCAGTCAGCGGGGTGCCGGCTGGGATCGTCTCGTAGGTCTTGCAGGTGATGACCAGCGCGTTCTTGGTGGTCAGACCACCGGGCGCAGTCGCTGCCGGGAGGCCGTAGGTCGCCTGACGCCACAGGGCGCTGGACGACTCGCGGATGCCGAAGCCCGCCGTGACCTCGCGACGCTTGGCAGTGAGGTCGCCGATGTAGAACGAGCCGAGCCGGAAGTCGTCGTCCTCGAAGTTGTTGTTGATGTCGAGGCTGAAGTTCTTGGCCGGCAGACTGATCGCGTTGTAGGTGATGGTGACGTTCGTTCCCACGATCATGGGAGTGTCGTCCCAGACCGGAGCCGGGGTCCGAGTCGCACCAGCAACCTGCTTGGCTGCGATGATGCCAGCCGTACCCATCAGGTAGCCGTTCGCGTCGCACTCGAGGTGCAGAGTGTTGACGACCGCGTCCGTGTAGTTGTAGACCTCGAGACCGTTGCTGATGTTCTCTTCGATCGACAGGTACGGAAGCGTCGTGTCGCTTGGAGTGATCGTGTGAGTCGTGACGCCAGTTGCCACAACAGGCGCGGCGGCGCTTCCGAGGCAGGCCTTCAGGAGGGTTGCAAGCCCATCCATCCGAGCGTAGAACTCGTAGTCACCACCCCAGCTGACTGCACCGAGGTAGGCGTCGACGACATCTCGGCCACCACCGATCTCAGGGTCTGGGATCATCAGCTCGCGGTTGCTCGACAGGGAGCCTCCACGAAGCTTGATGCCCACACCGGACGCGGCGAGGCCGGGGTCAAGAACACCCTGCGTGGTCTGGGTCTTGAGCAGAACCTGCCCAGGCTGTGAGGAGTAGCCCATAGCGGTCAGACCTCCTTGTTCTCGTCGTTGTCGTCGTCACCCTCGGGCGGGGGAGCGTCTTCCGCCTTGGCGGCGGCCTCCTGAGCCTTGGCGACCTCGTTGGCCTGCTGCTGGTCAGCCTTGATCGCGTCGAGCACGGTGGACGCCCCGCTCTTCACTTCGTTGACCTTGTTCTGACGCTTGGCTTCGGCAAGCTGAGCTTCCAGCCGGGTAGCCTCTGCGTCGAGCTGAGCTGCGGCAATGTCGTTGACGAGGTCAGCCTCGCGCTCAATGCGCTTGGCTTCTTCCTGAGCGACCTGATCCCGCAGCTTCTGAACGTGCTGGCGCTTCTGGTCCAGCTCCTCATCAGTAGTTGCCACTAGCTTGTCTCCGTTTCCAGCCAGAACTCGATGTTTGACAGGTAGAGCCAGGAGCCCGAGAGCTCGTTGGTCAGGTACCTTGTGGTCCGTGGTCCGAACCTTCTGGTACTCTCTGTGCTTCCAGCCGCTACGGCTGTCAGCTGGCGCAATGCTACACGAAGCGCGTCGTCCCGGTACAGCATAGCGCGTACTATCTTCGAGAGGGTTCCATGAACCGCAGCTCCTCTCTCCTGGTCTGCATCCTTGATGAACACTTGAATGGAGATGATGTAACTTGAAAGAGT